AACTCTGGCTTATCTGCCATTGTTCCGTCTGCATTGAGGTAGTACCATCCTGTTCCGTCTGCGGACTGGACGAAGGCGTTTGAAACCATGGCACCTTCTTTACCGTCTAAGTAGTACCAAGTCTCCTTGTACTTGACCCATCCTGTCTTCATAGCGCCCTCTACGTCGAAATAATACCACTTCTCAGCGATTTTCTTCCAGCCTGTCGCCATTTCACCTGACTGGTCAAACCAGTACCAATTACCATCTGTGTGCTTCTTCCAGCGGTTCGCAAGCATGTAGCCTGAGCCGTCGAAGTAATACCAGGTGCCGTTGACCTTCTCAAACTTGTCTTTTGGATAAGAGCCGTCTGAGTGTACATACCAATAGCCTATATCGTTCTTCTTCCAACCTGTTTCAATTGTCAAGCCACTTTCAATATCCTGCTTGAACTGTTCACGGCTAATGCCCCATTTGGCAAGATAAGGATACGGGTCAACGTGGTCTGAATGGTTGTCTGGTTGGTTATTGGTACAGTATTCATGTGTTTTGATACCTTCCAAACTGCTTGTATCAAGCGTTTTCGGCAAACCTGCTTCATCTGCTAGATTGCGTAAGAGTTCGATATAGAGACGGTAGTCTGTCATGAACTCTTCTTTAGTTGAATGGCTTTCAATCAATTCAACTGCCGCATAGCTTTCCGCATTCCAATCGCCCCCAACGTCCCAGGCACCATTATTTACAGGACCGACCTGCAGGACACGACCGTTACCAACCACATGAGAGAAGAAACCAAGCTCAGGGTTCTTTCTGTAGTGGTAGTCTGCCTCATTTTGAGCGGTAGAATTACGGTTCCCCGTAGAGTGAGCGTGCACTTGTCGATATGGCGCATAGCCTACTTGTGGCAAGCCTGTACGTAGTCTGCTTGTATCGATATCCATTACTCTTGTCCTTTCCAAGCGTCGTTCATCTGTTTCACGGCTGACTCCACAAAGGTATCCAAGTCCTTATTGGTCATACTGATATTATATTTGGTCAGCTCAGCTCTAACTTTATCACGAGCTTGCTCTAGCTTTTCATCACCTTTATAACCTGTCTCAGCAGCCACCTGCTCCACGGCATTCACTGCATTCTTGGCTAGGATTTCAGCGATGATTACCGCTTTCTCTCCGCCTTTACGCAAAAGATAGTCTTTCACCATTTTCACGATACTGCCTACTGCTACTGCTAAAAAGCCTGTCGCAAAAGCGATAATAAATTCATTAAATTGTGTCATGTGTTGTTTCCTTTCTATTCTCTATAAAACTTAACATTAACGCTACCTATATACTCCCTTAAGTTTGTACCAGTTAGATATATGACTCCTCGGTTATACATATCAGCCTGAATTCTTATTAATTTGCTATTATTGAGTTGTACATATCGTATAGCAGCAACCTTAATATCATTACCTTTAATATCAATATTGTACCCACCCCAGTACTGCCACATTCTTGTGTTTAACACTTCCAATAATAATGACGGTCCACTCGACCACACCAACCTATCGCCAATATAGCGCTTGACAATCTCTCTACTTCCTAACATGATTCTTACTCTATCTCTCATAGCTTCACCTACTTAAAAATATCGTAAATCGTGTGAGGGTCTTTGGTAGTAATAGCATCGTACTGCTCTTGCGTACCGGCCCAATAGTTGAGTGCCTGCGAACCGTTCTGATTGACAATGTTCTGACCTGGAACTCCACTTCGCCCTTGTTCACCATCGTTGACATTATCCAAATGGGTAAAAGCAGAGGCTCTCAATCCTCTGTAATTCACTTCAATGCGAACTTCAAACCAACCACCAGAACGCTGAGAAGCACTCCATGTGCCAAATTTTCCTGCTGAATCAGGGGTCTGATTTCTCAAAGAACGCCAGTTTGTATAGCCAAAACCACGGTAGTAATAATCAAGAGTATAGCCGCTCGTGACTGCTTCGCCATCGTAGAATACATCCGCAAACAAATTCAATCGGCTAGTAGAGCCATTCTTATAAGAACCCTCAATACGAACGCTGGCATTCAAACTATGCCCATTATCCCCTTTTAAGCTATCCCGTTGAGTCGGTGTCAGCGTATCGAATGATGGACGATTTTCTAAGGCGGAAATCCTAGCCTTGATGGGGATATCATTGTACAACTCCCATTTTTGGGCATAAGTAGACAAGTCTTGGTGGGAGGTCAAGTAGCCTTTCTCTTCCAGCTCCGCTTTTGTAACGAGGGTTTCTGGATGGACTTTCGGTCTACTCTCAAGGGTGTCCAGTCTTTTCTTAACCTCCCTATCCTTTAGCTCTGAGTCTTCTTTGATAGCCTTGACATCCTCACCGATTGCTCTTGCTAGATTTTCAAGGTTACTCATAGCACTCACGCTTTCGCTGCGTTATAGGTTGCGACCAAGTCAAGGTTGGCAATCTGGTCTACACGTCCGCTGACTTCAGTTACTTTGCCAAGAAGTGCGCTATTTTCATCTTGTCCCATACTTGTGATTTTTTCTGCGATTTCTTTCAGTGTGTCCAAATTCTCAGGGGTACCTTCACCCAAGATTTCAGCCTTAACCTCGGATTTAGCACGGGTAATTGCTTGGTTCATGTCAGACGTGCTGACTTTCGTTTTCAGCTCTTCGTTTACCTTTTTGTTATCTTCCCCCACTGCCTGTGCGAATGCTGTTAATTTTGTAGTATCCATTTTGTGTTACACCTTTCCTAAATTGTAATAAAAGAGCAGGTCTGGCAATTCCTGACCTACTGGGCTCTCGCCTACAGTTCTACCTGCAAGCTGTTTTTCGACTTCTTTTGCAATATCCAGCTCTTTTAAAGCATGGACTTCTTCTGTAACCAATTCCTTATCTGAGGCGACTATCTTGATATGGACAGATTTATCACTAGGGAAAACATAGCCTCCAGCCGTGATTTCCAAGCGATAACTCCCAATCGGCAAGATAGCGTCCAGATGGAAACTCACACCTTGACTGGTAACAGCTACCTGCTTCTTCCACTGGTAGCCCTCCTTGGTCAGACTGATCAGCGCCTGCTCCCCTTCCAGAGAGGAGATGACTTGGTAGTCTTCGTCTAAGAGGGCAAAACCAAAGGTGGAAGCCAAGTCCCCTTGCTTAATCAGGTGACCGCCGTCAATCTGTGCGAGATTGGTCATATTGAGATTACAGACCATTCTGCACCTCTTTCTTTACTGTTTACTTTGTATCAAGGTTTTCAGTTCTCTCACATCTTCACCTAGCGATTTGACCTGTTCAGCCAGCACCAGAATAGCCTTATTTTGTTCGTCATGGTTATCCAATCTTTTGTTAGCCGACATTCGAAATTCGCGTAAGTTCTCAATGTCTTTTTCTATGGCTGTCATGCGATTTTCCTGCTTGGTTGCCCTGTCCTTCATGGAAAAGTACAAGACAACCACAGGAATCAGAGAAAAGAGAAACCGAATCAATAAGTGCTCAATCTCTGTCATAAACACCTCGCTAGTTTGCCAGATGGCTCAAACCACGTCGTTTCAATTCCTTGCGCACACGGTCTTTCCAGCGTTTATGTACCCATGAAAAGTCAACTGCTCCACGTTCCAGTAGGTTGATGTACATGTCGATTTTTGCTTGATCTAGTGTAATCTTACTCATTGCTGCTACCTCCATTGTCTTCACTAGGGCTCTCTTGGTTTGTCGTTTCAGAAATGTCATCTTCTTTCTCGCTTTCTTTCTTATCTTCTACCGCTGGGGTTGGTTGTGCTTCTTCAGCTTGGTTTTCTGTGTCCGTAACCTGAGGGGTGTCCTCGTCGGTCTCCTCCTGGTCAGACTCTCCTTGAGCTTCCAGCTCTTCCAATCGCGCTAAGATATCCTCAATATCCTGAGCATTCTGGAGATTGACCTTCTGCATGCCATCCATGAGCTGGTTGGCTCTCTCCAGCGCTTCCGTCGTCTTAGCCAGTTGTTCTTGGTTCTTGACAATGGCACTAGTCGGGTCAAGTTCAGTGCGAACCAATTCCAAAACCGCTTGGATAAGGGCGTCCTCACTATCCTGTGTGTGGTCACCTGGCAATTCGCACTGCTCATAAGAATAGCGCCCCTTGTTTTCCATCTTGATTGCGACAACTGTTACATTTTCCCCACCTTTCAAGTAGGGATTAATTGCTACTTCGTAATTCATTCCTTATTTCCTTTCATTTTAGCTTGCGTTTCGTCAAAAAGTTCTTTAAGCGCTGGGTCATATTCCAGCACCGCCTTAAAGGCCTGTAATTCAGCCAAAGCCAGCCTATGGTGTACATTTAAATGCGCATAGTTCAATTCGATATCAGCCAAACGGTCGACGAGCGACTCAGCGACTAGCTTGTCGATTGTGTGATTATCCATGTCTGTTCTCCATTTTTTCTATTTTTTGATTTAATTCTTGGATTGCCTTAATTAAGTAAGGCACCAATTCAAATGTGCGATATGAATATGCACCGTCAGGATTCTCATAGAATGCTTCAGGGGCATATTTCTGGACATCCTGAGCCATGATACCACATGAGATATCCTCAATTTTGCCATCGTATTCTTTACGATAGCTGTAAGTCTTCAGCTTTTCGATGACATCTAGACCAGATACTTGACTGTCTTGAATATTTGATTTATAGCGACGGTCTGAGATTCTTTTATTCATCTCAATCCAGTCGCTACCTCCGTTACCTTGTCTATTCAAATATAGCCAGGTACCTCCTTGTGAAGTATCTTTCCATAATTTATTATATATAGGTGAGTAAAGCCACTCACCGCCACTATAAGTGATACGACCAGACACCCTCAAACTACCATTTATCACTGCTCCATTTGAAAACGACGGTTGACTATAAAAATTCACTCTTGATCTATCCGAAAAGTCAACCCTACCGTGGAAATTTGCTCCGTTTCGGCAATGCATGTTTCCTAACGTTGTCACATACCAAGCATTGGGGCCAGGACTGTTCCAACTGTAACCCCAGTTCGCCCAAAATGCGGTATTTTCGCCATTGTAGCTTCCGCCTTCGCCGTTTCCCATGCCGACCGAGAATTGGTTGACACCAGAAATCCAGCGACCTCTTCCTTGAGCAAAACGACCAATTGTAAACCCTCCTATTTGACCCTGATAAGCTTCTAAGAAAGTCGAGCGATTCACAACTGATTCAATCTTAGTCGCAAAGATACGTTTAGAAGTTAGTTCTCCAATAAAGGCGTCGTTGGCAATAAGTTTTCGAATAAAGGCATGATCAAACTTTACCTTATCAGCTGTGACCGCTTCGGCAGCTAAAACAGCTGTCGTTACTGAACCTGATTCAAAATTAGCTGTCTTCAACTTATCAACCATGGCAGACTTGATGACTGCTCTGTCAATCAGGGTCTCGCCTGTTATATGGGTTAATTTCCCAGAAAGACGATTATGACCATTGGCTCCTAGATTGATACCCGAAATCAAATCACCTGCACTGTTGATGTTTTGAACCAACCAGGAGCCAGCTAGTTGAGTCATTTTTGTTTGCGTGGCTTCAAGCTTCTTATTCGCATCTGCGACTGCATCTTCTGGATGTGGTTGCCATGTTCTAGGTTTATAACCTTTGTACAAGTCAACTTCTGTAATATACAAATCAGCTGTTCCTGATGATGAGCCATTGTTCTCAAAACGAATGTAAGCATTATCCATTTCTCCGGAATTAAAAGTTACTGAGACATCTTCGCATCTAGAGGTAGATAGTTTCTTGCTGCTAACAACTTTCTTAAAGATTGTGAATCCATCGCTCTCGCCTGCTCTTCGTCCCAAAATATAAACATCATAGCTTGCTAGAGCACTGTTGTTAAATCCTCTAAAATTCAGTACATAGTCAGTATTTCGTTCAAGATTAAAACGGTGACTAGACAAAAAGTTTTTGTTTTTAGTTGCATTGCTTAAACGCATAAGGTCTTTCTGCCCGTTGTGATAAAAGCTATGCTTAACCAATCTTCCTAAATTTTGAGTTGAGACCCATTTATTCGTATCATTTTTAAAATCACTATTCTTAATGAGGTTAGGGCCGCTTACACTATATTTCCCAACCTCAACCTGAAACAGTTGATTGGTCATAGCCATGCGAGCAACCTTATCCGCAATTCCATTTTCAGTATTGCCCAAAATCCGCTCGTAAAGTTCACTGGTTTCCTTAACACGCTGGAAGTCAGTAGTCTCTACCTTACCTGCCAGTTGATGGGATAGGTTCGCAATGTTCCTGGTCATATCCTGCTTATAAGTTGTTATTTGGCTTGAAATATCCCTAAATGTCCCGTCGGCAGATTGACGATAGCTAGCTATTTGGCTAGTTATTTCTCTATTCGCACTCGTTTTAACTCCTTCAATTCTCCGATGAATCCCCTCCACGTCTTCTTGATAGCTTGATTTCCCTACATAATCTCTGGATATCTGCTCACGAACTGCTCTTGCTTGTCTCGCGCTCTCCTCACGAGTATAGCGCTGTAAGCTTTCCTGTCTTTGACCATCTTGAGTAACATAGGCCTGAACAGCCGACAAATCCGTTCGCAATTCCTGCGCTGTTCGCTCAAAGCTAGCCTTAGCTTGTGTGATGAGACCATTGGTGTCTTCAAGCGCTGGACTCCAGTCTGTCGCTAGGGTACCTTTTTCAAGTTTAATCCTACGAATGAAAAGAGTTCCTTCGTATCCTAAATCTGAATTGAATAGGATCATCTGTAGCTTGGATTCAGAGGGCGCATCCTCTTTAAAAAATACCGGACCTGTAAGCCTAAATCGCTGCCACTCCCTAGTCGCAGTGGACTTTTTTTGTCCCTCTATACCAAAGCCATTCCCACCATTATGCATCATGTGGAAAGGAAAAGAACCATCAACTTCATCGAGTTTATAATCAAACGAGAGAGTCCAAGTTGTCCCAATATCGGACTTTGAAAGATAGGGATCTAGATTATCAAACACAAAACCAAAACTAAAAGGAGACTGTTGAATTTTCTCGGAATCACGATAATAGTTCCGACCACCAACTTGCATATTTGAAAATTCTTCTCGCAATTTTCCAGCTTCAGCCACAACTAAGGTCTTATCTGCCTTGTCCTTGGTTGCGTTCAGGATTTCCTGGCGGATAGAGCCAGCTCGCACCTCAAATTCAGCCTGACTCAACTTCTGATTTAGTTTGTTCTGCGTGTCTGTCTCAAGACTCTTCACAGATTGCCGGATATTCTCAGCAGTCACGTTGAGGGAGCTGATATCCGCTTTGGTTCTGAGACCTTCAGTCAAACGCCTCACTCCAGCATCAAGCGCATCAGCGCGCTGATTAAAACGAGAGGTCATTGTTGAAATACGAGTAGAGCTCTCTTCTTGTATACGGTCTATCTGACTCGTCAGAGTCTCTGCTGTTTGCCTGACTTCTGATTTGTTAGCTTTCCCTTCCATTCTGTTCGTCAGTGCAGTTAGCCTGCCTTTAGTCGTCTCTTCATATCTTGCCTGAGAGCTTCTGACTCCAGCCAAGTCATTCTTTATCTGACCGAGAGCTTGAACTTGTTTGGAAATGTCAGTTTTAAGTTGCCTTTGCTTGGAGCTTATATCATTGGTAACTGTCTGCTTTAGAAGATTCAAATCACCCGACAAAGCCGTCTGAGCACTCCTAGTCTGCGACTTAAACGCTTCAAGTCTAGCAACAGAATCCAGCCCAATCCGCTTGGCTTCCTGAGCAAGAGAGCTACTTGCGCCAGCTTGT